TGGCCGATTGTTTCTTTCTACACTCTGCAATCCATTGTTCACACGAAGTAAAATCCAAATTTAGTTTGGTTTGATCCGTTAATGGAAAGAAGAATTCAAATTCAAGCTGTTGTTGCATTTGGAAAAGGCCACATTGAATCTAGTTCAAGTTCATCAACTCTATTTCTCAAAACACCAATCGCTGTGTTAATGTGTCCGGTACCACCTTGATCTGGATTATGTCTGGATTCTAAGACTTGAATTTCTTTTTTCAAAACAGCAATATATTCGAATCTATCAGTCCATGTTTTTACTTCACCCATCATTTCACCTCGTTCATGCTTTCAAATAGTGCTTCAAACTCTTTAGATTCTGCAACCTCAGTTTGAAATGAATTTTTAAATTGTGTTTTTGCCATACGTTTGACAATCTTCTTAGGGATTTTCAACTCATCATTGGTGATATCCACAATGTCTTTAATTGCTTCACCATTAGATTGATTGCGTTGCATATGCAATACAATCTCATCAACATAACCCTTAAGTTTTTTTAATTGGTCTTCATCAAAAGAACCAAATAATGTATTCACTTTAGTCATTATGCCATCATTCCAATAACATCGAAATCAGTTTCTTCAACAACAACATTTCCATTAGTTAAGTTGATTGCTGTTTTACCTTTCTGATCGCCTTCAGTAATGGTGAACACAGCCACAACGTATGTGGGGTTAATTGCAATCTTGTTGCCGCTGGCTGCTTCTGTAATCCATATCATATTATTCTCCAAAAGTTAAATCGGATTCTTTTGCTTCAATGGCGATCCAGTATTCCATATCTTCTTTAGTGTTCTTAAAGTAAGACAAACCTTTAGATGAGATTTGTACTTCATAAGAACCGGAAATCATTTTAAAGTTTTCTGTCAAAAACAATGCTTTAAATTTCTTACCATTACCATCAGCAATTTCTGTTGAATCGGTATGTGCAGAATTATCTTTTGCATCACAGGTTGTAATAGAAATCTTTTCACCATCAGACATAATAGCAATGTTAGGTGATTGTAGAATACTTGCGGTCTTTAAGATAGAAGCAAGTTCTTCTTCTTTCAAGGTGAAAGATACATCAACAGAAGGCAATGTTAACTCTTTATCTGGTGGAGTTACAATCATGCTTTTTACAGTTTTGCGATAGTTGAGTTTCTTGCGACCAATTTTGAAGATAACATGTTTGTCATCAAAATCAATTTCACCATCTTTGTACAATGATTGTACTGATAAAAACTGGTTCAAGTCATAGATGCAGAAATCTTGTGGGAAATCATCTTTAATTCCGGCCTTGGCCAAAACAGTTTTCGTTGCGGAAATGGTTGTCAATTTCTTACCAGCCTTAAATTCAATGCCAGGATTAATGTTGGCAAAGTTTTTAAGAACCGTTAAGGTCTCATTAGATAATTTCATTACGATACTCCTTGTTTCAATTCACTCATTATACCTGGACCGTAAGAGGTTGTCAAGCATTTAATCAATTTGTTCTTTAGGTTTTCCAAAGAACCTTGGTTGTCAATATGGTGGTCAATATAACCACCAATCCAACGCCATTCCGATTCATGTATACCAGATTGTTTCAACATAAAATCTTCAGCTTTACAATCACCCATATTGGCCCTAGATGCAATATCATACCAATGTGGAGTTATACCACGCTGTATTTCTATGAGTATACCTTTGTTTTGATGTACAAATTTAATTTCATTTTTAAAACGAACATCTGTTATAACATAATTTTGATCTGGATTATTACGAATATAATTTTTCAATTTAATAATCCAGAAGTCGGAATGAAAAACATCACGTCCAACTTCTGTACCCATTAGTTGTAGTGCGAGCCTTGGTGTAAACTCACGACCAAATTCTTCTGTCCAAAACTTGTCTGGTTGTTCACGCCATTGTCTAGACTGTTCAGTATCACCTTCTAGTAAATGCCGTGGCCAACCAAACATTTCTGCGGCGATATCTTTAACACCTTTGGCAAAACTTACAGGAGTAAAACCAAGGTCTTTAAGAATATCACCCGCCGTTCCTTTACCTGAACCAATAAATCCAAGTAATCCAACAATCATTACATTTCACCAACAAAATTTGCTACTGCTGGCATGTCACCTCTAAAGTGATAAGTACCGATATGGTCAGCTCTCATCCAAGGACATAACCAAATTGATCCACCAATCTTACGCCACAATTGACAGAACATATAATCTTCTGATAGGTAACGGTCAGAACCACCACCAGTTGCAGAATCTTTAGTGTCAATTAATGTATCAAAGTATGCATGAATATAACGTGTTCCATCAAAGTGAGCTTGACCAACATGATCTGGTTTGTACCGTAGTTGTGGGAAAGCTTCTGCGAATTTAGGAAAAACTTCACGTTTAACCAACATAAAACCTGTTCCAATTTCCAATACTTCGAGTGGATCGGCAACACTGAATTTATCGGTGCCTCTCACTGGATTAAAAACATAATCACCGGTAACTTTTTCTAAGTCACCTGCTTCCATATCTGGATTTTTAGTGAGTGCTTTCTTAACTGATGACCATTTAATGGCTTTCTTAGGATAAGGACCACCAATAACATCCTTATCTAGAGCTAACAATGCAAGAACATCTTGTGGATTGAAGTGAATGTCAGCATCAATAAACAACATGTGTGTACAGTCTGAACGATGTAAAAATTCATCTACGAGATAATTTCTAGCACGAGTGATTAAAGACTCATTGAAAAGAAATGAGAATTTCACTTGAACACCATATTGCATACAGATAGCTTGCAAATCTAGGCATGCCTTAGCATAAAGTCCATGATTCATGCCGCCGTACATTGGTGTAGCAATAAAAATACTTTTCTTTTGAAGTTCTTCTTTTTTAATTGAAATTTCCATTTACTCTCCAAAAATAAAAAAAGGAGTACCACTTCAAGTGGTCTCCCCGTATTCACCTAATTAGGCGTTGAAGCTGTAACCAGCATTAAGCGCGGTGCGAACCATTGCTTTGGTTGGTGTACCCAAACGGTACACAGATACCTTAGAACCATCACCACGAGTTTTGGTGTTAGTGTAGATAACATTGCCTTCTTGGCGCAATTCATCAATACGTGCGGAAACATTTTGGATTCCAAAACGAGCACGAGCTTGTGCGGTAGAAAGGGTGTTGTAGCCTTCAGATTTGCTCAAGTATTTGAGGATCTTTTCTTTAGCTGAAAGTTTTGTAGTCATAATAATCTCCTAATGACAAAGTTAAAAAACAAAAGTCTTGCGTTTAGCAAGTATTCATATTATACTATTACTTAGTGTGTGTGTCAAGTATATTTGCGGTATACTTTTTTATCTGCCAACTTGTGGCAAATATTTAGCCTTGGTTTCTTCCCAAGACAAGTATATCAAGTCAGAATAGAATAGTGATTCATAAGACACATTGTTTTTCTTCTTCAACATTGATATACGGCCTTTAGCATATTTGGTTTTCCAAATTTGCGTCAAGGTTTCTTCACTGGTATCAAATGATTTGACCAGTTGTTCATCACCAATTTCTTTCCTGAGATATTCATTGGTGTTGTTGTACAAAGGAGAGAAGTATATTCCTCTCTGATGTTCGGTACGTATAAGTTCTTTTGGAATACCAAGCTTACTATACGCAAAATTTAGAGTACGATTTTTATGGTCACGTTTAAGTGGAAGACCTTTTTGATTCTTGGCTTCCCACCATTCAAAATATTTTCGTGTATGATTTTCTTTAACCCAATTATAAATTAAGGCTCTTGTTTTTCTGGACGGTTCAAAAGCAACCGAACCACTAGAGAAACCCATTTTGTTCCAGTGTTCAAGACCATCATACTGAGATAGGCCGCCGGACTTAGTGTTACCATAAAGGGAAGTAGTTGTAACTCCAACAAGAACATCTCCATATTGTCTTTTCCAATCATTTTGTACAGTGTCAGCAAGGCATAATAATGCTAATAATTTACCACCCATGTAATTAAAACCAAGTGGTTGCAAAGGAACGATTGTAGAACCAATTGCAGTATGATTAATCATACCTTGTTGTGTCTTAACATCCCTAGGCCAACCAATTGCATTATCTCTTGGAGTCAAGTCCAAGAAGTCGGAAGATATACACATAACACCAAGATACTTATCAGTGTTTTCATCAACCACGGTGTAATAAAGATTGCGACCAATATTGGAGTTATTCTTCATTGTCGATGAAAAGGTACGAACTGTATTCCACGTTTCTGCCAAAGGTCCATTAGACAAGACCAATTTTGGTTTTAATTTTTCATAGTCATCTGGACCTTCTGGCATCCAGAAATTGTTTTTAACTTTTTCGACCAGTTTCTTTTGTGTAACATCCACTAATTGGACTTCTTCTTCAAACAGTGTACTGATAGTCCTGGTTGGATATTTTTCATGTACCTCTAACCATTTTTGATATAAAGTATATTCACGAACATCCATTTGTGATGCATACGTAAGGTCTTTAATCAAGATTTCTTTCAACTGCTCGGTATCAATATGTTCAAAACGTTCAGGTTCATTTAGTACCTGCCATTTGTCCCACTGAGCATCAACATAATCTATAGGTGTAGCCATTATTTCTTTAAAAGTTTATTCATTTTTTTAGGATTAAAATATTTGCGTCTAATTTTATCCAATTTTTTCAAACCAAATTGTAACGCTAGCGGTTTTACACGACTAGTATACACTATTCCGTTCATGTGGTCAAGCTCATGGAGAAAACATCTTGCGGATATACCAGTAAATGTTTTGGTACGTTTTTCACCTGCGAAATCCTGGTACTCAATTTCTACCTGCTCTGGTCTAGTGATATTAAGATTTAAGAAAGGAAATGAAAGGCATCCTTCTTCCATATGTTTTTCACCACTTGATGAAAGTATTTTTGGATTGAAGTATGCCACATACTCTTCACCTGCACCCATAACAAACACACGATATTCAAAACCACATTGATTGGCGGAGAGTCCAATACCGTTATGTTTTTTACAGGTTTCTACCAAAGTAGATGCAAAACTGTTTGCATTAATTGGTGCATTTTCAAAATCAAATTCGGGTAGAACTTTGTAAAGAGCTGGATGGTCTGGTGGTATCAAGTCAAATGTTTCAACCTGTGTTGCAGTAGGTTTTATTTTAGCCTTTTCTTCCGTGTCATATAAGACAATATCTTCTGTACTCATTTTGCAATCCTTGAAAAATTATTTTTTTTCTCGAAACGAATTATTGACCTAAACTTGTCAAATAATTGGTCACCTTTGTGTGAGATAACAAACACATTTGTATCTGCACCCATTTCATGTATCAACTTCAGAAATTCTTCAGTGCCTACAGTGTCTAGGCTGGAATCAAACACTTCATCTAGTATCAACAAATTTGTATTGGTACTATTCTTTAGTTTGGCAATCTGACGCCAAGTAAATAATAATGCCAAATCAATACGCATCTTTTCACCTTCCGAAAAATTGGCATAAGAGAAATCATCACGGTGTCTACTCTTAATTGTTTCTTCAAAGTTTTCATTGATGTTGAAGTTGACAAAAAAGTCCATTGCTTTCAGATACTTGTTAATCAACTTGTTCATGATTGGCAAGTATTGCTTAATGATTCGTGTTTTAATACCGCCATCTTTCAACAACGTGCCTGCAAATTCATGGTAATGCTTTTCATTCAAACTAGTTTCATGGTTTTTCTTATATTCAGTCAGTGCAGTATTTAATTCAATTAACTTTTGGTCACCACCTTCTGTACCAGTTTGTTTATTGCCCAATTCATCTATCTCATTGTTTAGTTTGGTAATGTAGTTGCTTATTGCTGATATGGTAGAAGTATGTTTAATAATTTCACCATTGTGAGAACTGATGTGTGAAATGATATCCGTTATTGATTTTATTTCAGATGTTACTTTGTTTAACTCTTGTTCAATCTCACTCAAGCCGGTTTTTTGTGTGAAGATTTTCTCTGACTTTTCTTGCAATTGAGAATCTTTCCACTCAGGTGTAATTGATTGTTTACATGTTGGACAATCATGGTTGTTTTCATAGAAGTCAATCTCTTTTTGATTTCGATCAATATTAGTTTGTACTTTACCTTTGATTTGAAATAAGCCTTTGGATTTTTTATCCAGTTTTTCTTTCTTATCACCAATTTTATTTTGTAATACTGCAATGTGTTTGTTAATCAATAGAACATCATTTTGTAATGTATTCATTTGTAATTTTGATTTTCCAATTTCTTCCAGTTTACGTTTGATATCCGCATCGTGGTTCTTTTTATGTTCTTCAATGTTTTGTTTTTGTAGTGTTATCTTTTCTTCGGTAAGAGAAATCGCATACTTGGCTTTATTCAACTCTTCTTTGATGGCAGAATTCTTCTCTTTAATAACATTATTCATTGAAGAAAATATCTGAATATCCAATAGGTCTTCAATGATTGATCTACGGTCAGCAGCCGATAACTGCATAAACGGAACAAAAGATGCTGAACCAAGAATGACAACCTGCGTAAAAGACTTGTAATTTAATTTGAGAATATTATTCTCTAGTATCTCTTGATAGTCTTTTGCAGCTGCATCTTGGTTCATCAATACATCATTCAGGTAGATTTCAAATACGTTTGGTTTAATACCACGAATGACCTTGTATTTCTTTTGGCCGATATTGAAATATACTTCAACAACAGCTTCTTTACCATTAACCGAATTTAGTAACTGTGGTTTGTTGATTTTACGAAAAGGTTTACCAAACAATCCAAAGCACAGTGCATCCAAAATTGTGGACTTACCTGCACCATTATGACCAATAATCAAGGTGTTATTAGATTTGGTAAAATCAATCTCAGTAAAATGAGCTCCAGTTGAAAGAAAATTCTTCCACTTAATCTTTTGGAATAAAATCATGCTTGTTCAGTATTCAATGCCTCTATGTAGAGTTCTTTCAATAATGTTTTTAACCGGTCGTTGTCAATACTTTCTTCCGTAATGCCATCAACGTACTTGTTTAATATGGTAAGTGTGTCTTCGGCTTCATCAATGACTTCATCACCATCTTCTAATTCTGTAAAATCTTCAGCAATTGTAATATCTGCTGGGTTTACATTATACAGGTTATTCATGAACTTGTCAAACAAATACGGATTGTTTTTGTTTATTACAACCACTTTGACATATGTATTTGTGTATGGATTTAAATCTTTGCCATCAATTTCTTTGATTGATTGTTCTTTGTCATCGTAAATGATTCGATGGAACATTTTGTTTGGATTTTCTATGAATTCAAGTTGGTGAGTATCCAAATCAAACAAATGAAAACCCCGAGAATCATTGTAATCTTGCCAAGTAAGTTCATACGGATTTCCCAAATAGTAGATATCATCACTAGAAGATTTGTGATGGTAATGACCACTAAAAGTGTGACTAAACTTCCTAAAAATTCCACGGTCTAACCCTCCTTCGGATGGCATACCACGATACATGGCAAAGCCTGCAATTTCAAAATGACCCATACAAAATTTTGCATCAGTGTCTTTTAATATTTGTAAAGAATCTTCATAATTTTCTGCACAAATCCAAGGCATCATACAAATCTTATGTGGTCCAACATATATTTCGGCTGGATGGTCAATAACATTTAATGTGATACCATACTCACCAAGAAGTAAATCTGATGAATTAACCTCGTTGGTATTTTTAAAATAAGTATCGTGATTACCAGCCAACATATGAACTCGTATGCCCATATTAAACAGAGGATCAAAGAACATTTGTTTTGCACGTTTCAGTGAAAAGAAATTGATGTACTTTCTACGGTCAAATGTATCACCAAGAATCAGCACTGTATCAATCTTTTCCTTTATCAACGTTGGAAAGAATGTTTCTTTATAAAACTTCTCATAGAAGTCTAAGAAAAGTGTTGAGTCATTCCTTGCACCGAAATGTTGGTCAGTTATTATTGCTACTTTTGACATTCATTATATTCCGTATTTAATTTTTTCATTCGTTCAACCTCAGCTTCATAAACTCTTTGTCTTAATTTAGAACTACTATATGGATGTTGTCTGTCATGAAAGAACAACTCTATACCACTATCAAGACAATATTGTTTTGCAGTAAATGGTTTTGATTTGTATTCATCACCTAAAAATCGAATATGAATAGTCTGTGTTTTAAAAATGTTTTCCAAATCTTGTTCTGTTTCATATACCAATACTTCATCCACATATTTACAAGCAGAGATTTGTACAAACCTTTCGTACAAAGATTGTACAGGTTTGTTTTTGCTATCTGGCCTATCAATAGTTGGATCAGATTGTACTGCTACAATCAAATGATCGCAATGTTGTTTCTCAATCTTCAACATTGTAACATGGCCTGCATGAAACAAGTCCAATGTACTACAATTAAATCCTATTTTCATTATATCACTCCTCAATAAATTTTTCAAGCCCTTTTGGTTTCTTTGCCGCATCTTTTTCTGCTTTTTTGGCCTTCTTAGCAACTTCATATGTTTGAATGAACTCTGAAATATTATCATATAGTTCAAATTGTTTGGTAGTACCATCTTCCGATTCTAACAGTTCAAACTCATCCAAAATACCAAACATCTCTGTGGCTTTGTATTTGACGTATAGTTGTTTTTTTTCTTTTTGTATTCTGCGTAGAAATGCAAAGTAAATAACTTGAGTGAAATATGCAAATGGATTGGTAGACTTTGAGGGATCAAAGTTTTCAAAATACATCAAACAATTTTCAATACCATCGGAAATCATTTCGTCACGGTAACTATAGTTGATAAAGTTTGGCTTGTGTGATAGACCTTCAGCAATCTTCATAAAACATTCACCAATGTAATTGGGAATTTTTGGTTTTGGATCGCCGGTCAGTTCGGCTTCAGCACGTTTGGTCTTGTAATCGACAAGTGCCTTTAAGAAATCTTGATTGTTTATATAATGTTTTTGTTTACTCATTCAAATGTACCATAAAAAGTTGTTGACAAAGGGCTTGACATGTGTTAGAGTCCACGGTGTTCCCCTATGATATTAATGTATTAAGGATTTAGATATTTCCTTTTCTTCAAAAGCAGCTAGTATCTCATCATCTAGATTCACTTCTCTTTCTTTCCTCTCAGAGTCTCTTAATCTGATTACCGAATTAATATAATATTCTTCGAAATCGTCAGTTGAGTCCATTGTGCATAAGATATCTTCCGTTTTTATTTCAACAGATTCACCTTTCATAACATATACGGGCAACCAATGCTGTAACATTAAATTGGTTCCTCTGAGTTCGAACAACATAGGATTATCAATTATCACTTTGTTATCCTTTTCAAAAATACAGTCACATACTATATCAAAACCATCTTTTAACCGTAATATTTTAACTGCCATTTTTAAGTCCTATATTATAAATTTTAAACGAGAACTGCTCTTCATTATATATATTCACTCTTTCAACGAAGTGTTGCAACGTAAAATTCGTATGTTTTTTTATTCTGAGATCATCTGCAATATCATATAATGTAGCTTGTTCTTTGCCTTCTGATTGCCTCAAACCTCGACCAATCGATTGTAAATTTCTTACTCTAGATTTCGATGGTGAAGTGAATATAATATTGTGTAAATTTCTGATGTTAGTGCCAGTACTTGTAGTACCAAACGAAGCCACAAAAATAGAATCATTTTCTATTTCCATAACTTTACGAATTTCTTCTCTAACTTCTGTTTCAACATCACCGTCCACAAAGTAAACATTCCGTCCAACTGCTTTTTCTTTGATAAGTTGATACAATAATTTTCCATGTTTTTTCATTTGAAATAATACTAATGTATTTTTATCTAAACTTACTGCTAAATTACGAATGAAACGATTTCTATTTTCAGATTCAATTAAGTATTTTAATTCATCTGGATATGATTTGCCTTTCATTTCTTGACAAATTTCTTCTGAATGTTTTAATACCAAACACTTGATGTTAAAAGATGATAGTTGTTTCTTATCAATCAATTCTTTGGTTGTTACAACCTTTTTGGTTGGTCCAAATAAACCTTCTAATACTAGTTTATGTGTTTTTGTTCCGTCTAAAGTGCCAGTCAAACCAATTCTATACTTGGCATTCACACAAGATGTTAATATGGATGTTAATGATTGAGCTTTGAATAAATGTGCTTCATCACCAACAACGTATTGAAATTGATGAAAATATTCTGGAGGTAATTTATAAAGTGATTGCCAGGTTGAAATTGTAAGTTTCTTGTCAGTTACTTTTTCTTTACCTTGATAAATTCTATGTACATTTTCTTCTACAATAAAATTATTTTTGGAAGAATAATCTTCAAAGTCTGTGTATAGCTGTTCGACCAATGAAGTTGTCGGTACAATAATTAACCCTTTCAGGTTTTGATATTGTAACAGTTGTCTAAACAACAAGTATATGATAAGTGATTTACCTGATGCGGTTGGAGATAACAACAGAACTCTCCGTTTTTGCATGGCCTCAATAAATGCATTTTGTTGGTGTTCTCTTACACCAATTGGTTTGCCTTGTGAATGTAGATTTAGTGTATCAAAAAATTTGTGTGCATGATACACAGAATATTCATCTTCAATCAGGTCATGCGAGTATGCATACTCACGTTCATTGCAGAATTCAGCAAGATACGGAACTAGTCCAAGATATAATTGACTGGTCTGTAGATTGAATAGGCGAATCTTACCATCCCAAATACGATTCCGATAGGCTGGAACGAACTGATAACCAGGCACAAAGAATGTGAAGTACTCTGATAGTTCTCGTGCAACGTGGCGTTCGCATTCCACTTTGCCATAGACTTCGTTTACCTTGGTTGTCGTGATATGTTCATTGACCACCAATGAATTTCTCCCAAGATATAAAATCTCTTAATTGCCATGTTCTTTGTTTAAGTTCGGCCATAATTGATTCAACCACGGATGTGACCTCTTCATGGTATACTTTCTTTTCAAGCAACTTGATAAGGTCTTTGTCTGCTTCTAGGTAAGTATTGATATCCGATTTAAGAGCAAATTGAAATGGTTCCCAACCATATTGTTCCAATTCATCTTCGGACATTTTGCCAGTAAAGTATTCCCATTTAACTTTACGCATACGTAGATAATCAAAGTGTGCTTTCTTTGATGCAATTTTATGTTTAGTAAGTACGCCGAGGTACTTACTATGATATTTGGGAATGTTTAATAGTTCTTTAGATGGTTCGGTTTGGTCTATAACCGCATCCGTTTCCCACATTTTTAAGACTTGTTCAAGTGTTTCCATATATATTCAAATATAATAAATTATTATTTAGAATCAACAACTTAGTGTAATTCTAACCATTCAAAGCATTATAACATAAACTGATTAAACTGTCAAGTAATTATATGATTGATATCTAAATGTTGCCGTTGCAGTTAATATTGTATCCGCGGATTGTGTGGTGTCAAATCTTATATCATCAATACTCAAAGGAAAAATGTTTGTATATTGTATTCTGAGTATTGGATTATTAAGGCCGCTTAAAATTGTTAATGTGGCATCTGAAAAATGTTTGTTTGTTTGTAATTCTTTACTGCCGTCACGTTTCTCGAATCCATCTGGATCAGCCATACTAAGAAACCAATCATATATGTTTTTCCAACCTTGCAGGTCCTCATCTAAAATAAAATCTATTACCAGTGGATCGTAACTTAATTTTGTACCAGGTGAATACATGTCCAGAAAAGGCGTAGCTCTACTCACTTCACCTAAACTAACACCAGGAACATTAACTGTTTGACAGAAATATTGTGTATCTCTGATTCTATTAAAGGTTAATAGAAACTTTGTAGGTTGAAGTAAATTTGTATTTTGTGGTGTTCTGGTTAATGCGGACATTTTATCTCCTCTATCACTATTTAGGGGCCAAAAAAAAGGACCCCGAAGGGTCCTTTTAAATGTCACTCTCCGGTGACTCTATCTTACATCAAGTTTTTAACTTGGAAAATACGATAGTAAACGTTTGAACGTGCGTTCAATGCGCCATTGCCACTTGTCAAACCAGTTGCGAATGGGTTTGCAACCATGCCGTAACGTGTTTTGAAACCAATCTTTGGTTGGAATGTAAACTGGTCAATTGCACGAACCATTTGTAGAGGAACGTATGGGCAATAGAAGATACCAGCGTCATAAGGAGAAGTACCCTTATAACCGATTGTCACCAATTCTTGGTTAGATGTGTAACCACCGAAGTATGGGTCAATATAGACCTTGATACGACCGTGTAACAAACCAGCAAATGTATTGCCTGTGTCATCAACTTGTAGGTCAGCAGACAAGTTTGGTGTGTATTGCAACACGCCAGCCATCGCCATTGCGGAAGCAACGTCAGATGATACGATCATCACGTTACCTTTGCCACGACGAGTTTGTTTTGCAATAACGTTAGCATCGCGTTCAATTTGGAAAATCAAACCTTTGAAACGTTCAACAGACCAACGACCGTTAGAGTCTGTGTCCAAGTCGAAAGCACCAGCAGTTGTAGTACCGTACTGAGCACCTGCAACAGCACATGTGTAGATTGTACGAATAACTTCACGGTTGATTTCAGCAAGAATCTCAGTAGAAAGAATGTTGCTCAATTCTGTTTCAGCGTCCAAACCATGGATTGCCTTCAAGTCTTGTGCAAGTTCTAGTGAGTATTCAGCTTTCAACGCACGGCTTTGTGCAGTAACAGTAACTTTCTCAATTGAGAATGCCATTTGTTTGAAAGGACTATCTGTGTCAGCACCCAAAGCTTCTGCTGTAGCAGTAGTCATTGCGATACCAGTTGTGTAGTGATTAGCAGTCAAGTCAGCAACAGGGCTTGTACGAATATCTGTTGCGTTGTTGCCACGGAAACCGTATGGGTTAGCCGTAGACAATGCACCAGAGAACTCTGTGTTTGCTTCGTTAAAGAATGCTTCGTTTGCGTTGCTTGGTGAACCAGATTGTGTATCATAACGAGCGCGCATTGCAAAGATTAGACCAGTAGGTCCAGTCATTGGTTGAACGCCTGCAACGTCATAAGCAATCAAGTTAGGCAATGCACGACGAACCAAACTAATCAAGATTGGATCGTAGTTAGAAATGCCAGCACCTGTAACGTTTGTTGGTGAAGACGACACAGCAGTTTCATTCAACTGTTGTGATGCTGTAGCCATTTCACGTTGTTGGTTTTCCAAAACAAGAGCAGTAACTGCTTTGCGATATGGATCTTTAATGGTATCAAGTCCTTCGTGCTCAAGGACTGGTGCCCATTTCTTTTGTAGTTCTTCGGTTAGATACATTAGTGTTCTCCTTATTAGTATCTTTATTGGTATGTTTTATTTATTTAACCAATGATTTAGAGATAATTTGTGCGTACTGTGCGATTGCAGGATCAACTGATGCCGATGGCTTCTTTTCATCCTCAACTTCCACAGCTTCGTTTAGAGCAGAACTGGCTGGTGCTTTAATTGTTTGTTGGAAGTATGAATCTACCAATGTTTCCAATTTTTGACCAAATTCCTCTTCAGTAGTAAACTCAACGCTCTCTGCGAGTGATTTTAGTTTTTCTACTTGTGTCTGCGTAAGGCCTTCACATACTGTATGTATAGCCTCGTTCTTTTTAAAACCATTAATTTGTTTCTTCATTTCAACATTGCGTGAAATTTCTTCATTGATAGAAGTTTCTAGTTCTTCAACCTTTGTTGTTAGTTCTTCAACAACATCAACTTTTTCTTCTGGAATATCAATGTAATGTTCTTCGAATAGACCTTTTAGACCACGGATAAAATCTTCAACGATTTCAGAACGTAGACCTTTTTCAATTGCTAATTGGTTCTCTTTAAACCATTCTTCAGCCATATAACTAATATAGTCATCCAACTTTTTAGCTAAATCTTCTTTGACTGATTCAACAGCCACTTCAAATTCTTCGTATAATGCTTCTTCGACTTCTTCCATGATGGATAGTGAACGAGCAACAACGGCAGATTCAAAAATTGTGGTTGCTTTTGTTTTAAATTCTTCTGATAAGTTTTCACCTGAAAGTAATGCACCAACATCTTGGTCCATTTGTTCTTTCATTTTTTGTTTCTTCATCATAGATTTAATCAATTTATTATCTTGTGCCGCATCTTCATGTTCTTCCTTATCTCCAACTTCTTTTTCTTCAGCGTAAGATTGGAATGTTGCACCTGGATTTGCTTGCATCATTTGTGGAGCAAGTTTAGCTTTAATGCGGTCACGAATTGCGCTATAATCCGTTGATGCTGATTGAACAACACTGTGTTCAGTGCCTTCTGAATCTGCTGGACCTGTCAACTTTTGTGCAGGTTGTGAACCAACTGGTGGTTTTGCACCAGGAGGTGTTGCTGTTGGTGTACCTTTTGTGTAGTCACCAGTTTCGTCATCTAGTTTTTTAATTTCACCAGCAACTTCACCAACATCACCTGTGCCATAAGCAACAGATGTTGGTAATTTTGATGGTGCGTCTTTGTGGCCACGGCTTACGGATGCATCAAAAGTTTCTTTGGCACCTTCTGTAAGAATTGATTTAGCGGCGTCTGTCAGATTAAATTTTCCCATTTTGAGAATCTCCTTGATTTATATTGGATATTTATGTTTAAAGTTTTTTAAGGAAGTTTTCAAAGATTTTTAAGCTTACGGCTTCAATATCTTTGCTAGATGCTTGTTTAATTTCTTGCTTTGCAACATCGTAATGTTGTTCGGTCCAAATGCCGTTAACTAACATCCATTCCTTACCTTCCATAATACCTTGTACGAAAGCACCAGGCGCAGAAGGATCTGCTACAATATCTGCCGCTGTGGCCAGATGAAAGTCTCCTTGAACGACATTGACGCCGTTTTCCATTTTAAGAGAACCCATACCTCTTGATGACACACCTAGTTGTGCGCCACCTTCAATAAGGTTTCTTGCAATGTTACCCATAGGGGTTTCAAGAATTTTTGCTTTGCCTATCCAAGCATTTCCTTCTTGACGTAGACCAACAATTAAGTGAGACACACGATCAAGATTAATGGATGGTGTGTCTGGATGTCCCAGTTCACCAAAGGCACGATTTTTACTAATATATTCTTCACTGTAACGATTAACTTCATTACGCATGGTTTCTTCTTTATACATGCGTTTGTTTTTGTTAATAGATTCTGCTACTAAAAACGGACCCTCAATGAAAAGAGTTTTCTTTCCATCTTTTTCTTCCGTTAAGTATTGTACCGATTCGGTAAGTTCTCTAATTAGTTTCATTTTAATCCTTATGGTCTTATGCCGTAACTACCGTAATTAAATGCAGCTGGATCGTTGAACTGACCACGTTGATAGTGTTCGTTGTCTTTGCGTAATTCTAATATTAATGTATATGAATTGTTTGCGAGCATGCCTCTAGTTTGAACACCTATATCACCTTTGGAGTTTGCTGTTCCTTTTGTGTTGTTTGGTATTGTTACCCAGTTACTTTGGCCATCAAATTCACAGGTAGAATTTAACATGAATATTGGCGCGGTAGTATCCGCGTGCCAAAATAAATTAACATCACCATTATTAGGACCTGAGTACCACAAACGATTCAGAGATAAACCATAGTAAGATAGTGCGCCTGTATTTGCGGTCGATGCAAGTAAGTTTGCTTTCGAACTATCTAATGCACCATACAATGAGTTAGCTGTAATTCTTCTGTTGTTATCTTCTTGACCAGTACCATCAAACTTACCGGTTAACTTAATAACTGCATGTTCTGTTGTGTCTTTAATGACTTGATATGAAAATGAATTTGCCATTTGTAATTCCTGTTATGTTTGAATAATATTTATACCAATGTCAAAATTATTCAGTTTCGGTTGTAGCAGGTTCGTCTGCATATACAACTTCATTTTCGGAAGTTGCATCATTTGAATTCATTAGTTGTTTTGCAATTTCAACTTTGTGTGTTTCGATATGAGACATAACTCTATCGTGTAAAGCAGAATATAATGCATTACGCATTTCATTTGCGTTATCTGTTTCTGCGTAATCTATGATTTCTCTTGAATTTTCCATTGTTATCTCCTAATTATAAAATGCGTTTCAGTCTTGTAAACGTTGTTTCGATTTCTTCTAAACTAAGATCACCCTTAATTGATTTAGAACCACCAGAACTTTTTGAGTTTGGTTTATTTTTTGGCGTCGAACTACCACCAGTAGAACCAGAATCACCAGATGTTGCGGTATCAGGCATGAGCTCAGCCTGTTTTACCATTTGATCTGTCTGAACTTGACCCATCATTTGTTGTTGTGCAACATCGTTTGTTACTGAAACTGGCAAGCCAAGTCCCATTTCTTTTTCATTTTCAATCTCAGTATCCATTTCGGCAATCTCATCATCTGTTAGACGCAACACATTTTGTTGAATCCATTTTTGTGAAAAATAACGGCCTGTATATGGATCAACTGATTGCAACAACGTTAATCTTTGTGACATCAATTCGGCTTCTTTTAATTCGGAGAAATTGTTATCTTTAATGAAATCATAATGAATGTTTTCTTTGAATAATTCCCATTCTTCATCTGTACAAATTCCTTTTAATACACATTGTACACGTAATGCTTGGTTGAATACTTCGGAAAACTTACTTCTTAATCTGTCCACAAATTTGGAGAACTTTAACTCATCTCTTGTAATTTCTGATGAACGGCCAAGTGAGAAACCTTGGTTAGGTTCTAATCTAGAAATTGGAACACATAACGCACCATAGAGTTTCTTTTGAAAATATTTAACGTCTTCCAACTCACCTAGGTTTTGACCACCAGGCAACGTAGTGATTTCTGTACCTTTGCCGCCTTCTCTACGTGGCAACCAAAAATCTTCCATCATAGACATAAATTTACGGTCATCACGTACTTCACCTGTATTAGCATCATAAACAAGTTTATTTTTATACTTAACCATAATATCACGCATGTATTGTTCTGCTTTTAACTTAGGTAAGTTTCCAACATCAATATAAAAAATACGGCGTTCAGGAGCTCTTGATATACGGTAAATAACAGTTGCATCTTCTATCATGCGTAACTGATTTAGTGGTTTGATTGCTTTATGTAAATAACTTAGAACAACCGCGCGGCGAGAATCCATAAGACCAGATACCACGGAAATAATAGAATCTGTTGTAATGCGAACACCGACAGGACCAAAATTTGATGCACTACCACTAACAACTTTGTCATTGTAAATATAGTACTCATTGACTGGTTCCATAATGTCTGCACCAGTTCTTTCATCCTTTTGCTTTTTTATTTCACGAACCTTACGTAATCTACGTGGGTCTATGTAACGAAGTTCTTTGATGCCTTCTTGTGGATTTTCACGGTCAATAATAATGTGGTAGTACATTCTACCATCAACATAATAACGGCGAAAAATATCTTGAGCCATGTTTTGATAACTCAACATACGCAAAACAGTATTAAATTCTTCTTTGATGGATTTTTTAATCTTGTCTGTAACTTTTAAATCATCTAAAATAATTTGTGTTATTTTACCATCATCGTCTTGTACAATAGCTTCATTAACTATGTCATCTATCGCAGATTCAATCTCAGGTTGCATTGCCATTTCACGGTAACGAGAAATGAGTTCTACCTCATTTTTTGCGGTACCATCAAGGTCAACGTATGTGCCGTAATAAGCGGCAGATGTAATAGTTAATGCACCATCGTCTTGGGTGGGCGGCGCGAATGATTGTTGAACGGCATCATCTTCCTCGTTCTTAGCACGAGAAATTGTAAAACCAAAAAGTGAAAATTTATTTGTGTTGTTTGCCATATTTGTGTGTAATTATAAAATCAAAAAAACATGGGAGACCCTATTGAGCCTCCCGCATATATCAAGTTGTTGTATTTGTTTCCCAGAATTGGTAAGCAAAAGTACATGTATATTCTTCAATTGCGTCATTTGATCCCCAATCTAAATCGATTGGAGATAAGTCTAATGGAAATGCGCCAACAAATTTATATTTTTTCAATTCGTTGCCAGTTTTTCCATATTGAATCACATTAGCGTCAACAGCATATCCATTAATATTTTGTGCTGCAACATTTCTAACGTTACCTGCATGACTATTAATTGAATTCATCCAATTTTCTAAAGAATTTCTAACAACAAAATCTTCATCGTTAATAATTGTTAATGTCCAGTCTGCAAAAGTTCTGTTGCCAGCAAATTTCATTTCACGACCAAAATAAAATACTGGAACTGTACCGATTGATGAACCTGGTAATTGAGCTGTTTTAGCCAAAAAAGTTATTTTTTGGCCAGCAGCTGTAGCGTTTGATACACTTGTTGGAAATATTAAAGAAACAGAGAATAGATTAGGACGAGCACCGTCACCAATCATATTAGCTCTGAATTCTGCTACATTAAATGCCATTGTTTTCTCCTATTATCGTTTTATTTATTAAGCTGCACCAACGATTGTCACGAAATCAACGCCGGTTCCAATAGCAACAAAATTCAACTGAATGTAGTTGATTGAACGAGCTGGCTTGATGTAAAGGTCACCAACGAATTGGTTGCTGTCAACAACTTGTTGTGTATTATTTGTTGAATCACAAACAACTTTAAAATCTGTGATACCACGGCGACCTTGAATATCGCGCAAGAAAGGAGTTACGAGTGCAACAAATTGTGCTCTTGTAAATTCATCATTCAATTCAAACATTGAAAATTTGGCAGCTTGTGCGATAGATTTTTCCAATGTGATGAACAATCTACGAACATTGATTCTATCAAATGCAGAAGGTTTATTCAATAAAGTTTTGTCTCCAAATAATACCGTGCCTTGGCCAGGAAAAGAAACAACTGAATTGACACCAGCTTTGTAAAGTAAATCGCGGAATGGCTTAGTTGGATTCCATGATAATTTAATAGAATTTTTAATCGCACCACGGTTGAAACCTGCTGGTGAGAACCATGGATCACGAATGTTATCGGTGTATACACACAAACCGGCAATGTCGCCGTTTAATGGTATCCAACGATATACATTGTTATATTTGTCTAATTGATATTTCCAACCAGAATCGGCCATAACATAAGACGATGTTCTACTTAATGAAGTTAACCAATTTATAATATTTGTGCTTTCATTTCCGGATTGATTAACAACGTCACTTTTTCTTGGAGAAATAAATGCAACACAATCTGCTCTACCAATTGCAATATTGTCGATTACAGTTTGTTGAACTGTAACACTATGTGCAGCAGTCAATACTAATGAAATATCGATAGATTCTTTATTTGCAAATAAATCATATCCAGAAATTATGTCACTATCAGTTGGTGCTGTTGTAACACCGCCAGTCAAAGGTCGTGTTATGTTTGTCAGTGGCCTTGCAAAAGCTCTACCTGCGGCAGTTCTATCCCAAGTAGAATTCGTTGTTGCATAATCAATAGGATCCATTGAGTAGATATACTTGGAGTTATTAAAAATTACTTGTTTATAATAATTTGTAACACCATTGATTGTTGCGTCTGATGCGGCTGAAACAAAACCATATGTTTCTAAAACTGTTCCTGCTGAACCAGTAAACAATCCGTCCTCATCAATAACAACAATGTGCATTTCGTCATTAGAACCAGCAACAGATTCTACATAATCAGATGTAGTTGGTGCTGATGTAAAATAATTTCTATATGTCCATGTAGAGAATGTTGTTGTATTTGCACAAACAGAAACAGATAAAGAGTTTCCTAAAACACCAGTATATCTTGCTGCCCAAGGTCCGTAGGCATTTGAATTGCTTGTTATAAGGAAAGTAGATTCGTAAACATCTTCATTTTTAAGAGATAGTGGAATACCTGTACCATCTGTTGAATTTCTTGCTGCTGCACCAACGGTTCTAACAGTGCTTAGGTTGTTTCCGTATGATAAAAAGTTAGCACAGGTGAAAAAAGATTCTGCTGAACTAGAATCTGGTTTACCGAAAGTACTGACTAAAGTTATTTCACTGTCAATTATTTTTATTTTATCTGCTGGACCCCATTGAAATGTTCCAGCAAATGCACCGGCCGTTGTCTGTAGTGATGGTACAACTGTTGTTGCGTCCACTTCAGCTACATTTACGCCTGGAGAGATTTGAAATGCCATTTTATTCTCCTTGAATTATTATGTTCTTTTGGCAAAATACCATAAGAGTATTTATGAAAGGCTGGTTTTATAACCTTTCAAACCTATTTTTCAAAAACTTTGCATACGTTTCTCCACCGTCCGCAAGTTCCCACATATCACCACCCACAACATCAAAATCATGTTCCAAACCGTCTTCAATGATTGGCGCCGGTAGAACATCATCGTCCATTTGATTCATATTTTCTAACTGAATCTGTTTACGGATGTCGTGATTAACAATTTCTTTAAAGTATTGTTGAGTTGTTACCCATGAAAATATGACCAAAGAAGTGACCATATCATCGTTTGCGCCTTCTTCCGCACTGAAAGAGTTCTTTTGTTGAATAAAGGTAGTCAATTCTGAATAGGTATCAAAGTCTTGAATCAACAACTTATCACCTTCGATCAAGGTTTTAAGGTTTGAACACCCAATCGCCTTGACTTGCGGTGACATTTTTAATCCCATTTGAACACCACGAGCAAAACCAGCCGATAATTGCTGCGGCTTTTTATTACCTGTAAATACTTTCCACAAATTTTCGTATTCAAAATCTGTGTGTAATGATTCTGCCACTTGTGGATTGTTATTAATTTCTACCAAAACATATGCATCATTATAGTATTTGGCTGTGTTATAGATAACTGTAGGGAATAAAATGGGTGTAATCGATGAACTCTTATAAGTTGCCACTTGTTTATATGGCGTTTGAGATATGTCAATTACAGAAAATGCTGAGCTATCAAGGTTTCTACCTTCAGAAACATCGACCGTAATTGCATACAGGTGGTCGGATTTAGATTCGTTGATGCCTTCTTTGACTGGGTGTTCATATATTTTTAACAAGTCGTGGTTTGCGATTGGATCCATGTATACCAATTGCTGCAATTTATAACCAGAAATCAATGTATTTGATGAACCTAAAAATTCAGTCTCAAACTCTTGTGAAAATTGTCGTTGAGAAGTGTTGCGAATTGTTTCTTCTTTCCATTTCTCATCTCGACCAGGTACTTGTGACCAATGTATTTCAAAGTTAACATAGTTATTCTTCTTGTTGATTGAGTCCATCCACAA